CGGTGCAGGACGTGGATTTCACCAGCCCGGCCGCCATGGAAATCATCCTTCGCGACCTCGCAGGGCAGTACATGCTGCAGTCCGACAACGTCGCCGCTGACGCCATCGTCGCTGGTGCACAGGCATCGGGCGCAACGTGGAGCGTCACCGCAAACGACCCGTCCACGCTGATTTCGTCCATCTACACCGCCGCCTACAACATCCTGCTGGACACCAACTTCCTCCCCGACCACATCTTCGTGGCCCCCGGTGTGTGGCAAGCCCTCGGTGCCCAGTTGGACGTCGACAAGCGCCCCGTGTTCCCGTACGTCGGCGCCGCCGGCCTCATGGGTGTCAACGGCATGGGCGCGGCCAACGTCACCGTCGCCAACACGTTCAACCCGTTCGGGCTGAATTTGGTGGCGGACCGGAATTTCGCCGCAGGCACCATGGTCGTCGCCCGCGGCGCAGCCATCGAGTTCTACGAGCAGGTCCGCGGCCTCATGTCCGTCGAGGCGCCGTCCACCCTCGGGCGCGTGTTCTCGTACTACGGCTACGTCGCCACGTTCATTGCGGACGCCGATCAGGTCCAGAGCATCATCGTTTCCTGACCCTAGGAACGAGGGCACATCATGTCGGAGATTGCGTACGTCATCCGGGCCATGCGTCTGGATGACTACGCAGTCGTCCAACTACTGACCAACATTGACGCCACCGTCGAGCAAGAGGTGGAAATCTCCGGTGTCGGCGCAGGTTTCAACGACTCAGGCGCAATGGTTGTCGCGTTTCCCCAGTACGAGTTCATCGGTGTCAACAACCTTGGCGAGTGGGAATTCAACTACGAAAACCCCATCTCGAATCAGGTCATGTACCAGAACCCGGGTACGGACGTCACTTACTACGCGGTCAACCCGTACGGCACTCTGGAATGGAACCCTGTTTGCACATGGGTCACCAACGCCAACGTGACCGAATGGCTCGGTATCGCTGTCGCCACTGCCAACGACACCGCGTTCATCACCAAATGTGTGTCCGCTGCCAATCAGTTTGCGTACCGTCGCCGCATCGAATCGGGTTACCTAACCGATGAATTGCACACCAGCCCCGGCGGGGATGTCACCCTAGGCACCATCATGTACGCCGCACTGCTGTACAGGGAACGCGGATCGGCGGATTCGTTTGCATCGTTTGACTCAATGGGGACGTTTCCGGTGCCGTCAGCCCTTGGGCGCATCCTCCAGTTGCTGGGTGTCGGCCGTCCGCAGGTTGCGTAATGGCTGCCACCGGCATCCTTTGGGACGCAGTCAACGCCACCAAAACCGCGCTAGTGGCCCTCAACCTTGGCTACGAGGTTGTTACCGATCCGCGCAACGCTCGACCCATGACGTTCTTTTTGGAACTACCGACCGTAGAAGCGTTTACATACAACGTGGGTGACATCACGTTGCGTATTCGTGTTTGCGCCCCGCCTCCCGGTAATCAGGACGCATCCGATTGGCTGCTGACACAGGCCGACAAAATCATGAATTCGGCAATAGCCGTGACAGACCTTCGCCCGTCTGTAATGATTATCGGCGGCGGGCAGGAACTGCCGACATACGACCTCACCGTGCGGGTAGCCGTACGGCGCAACTAGCAAAAGGACAACCATGGCCACCAGCACATTCCTTTCCAACGCCACCGTCAACATCACGCAGGGCGTCACCACCACCGACCTGTCAGATCAGTGCCGCAGCGTTACCGTGACTATCGGCAGCGACCCGCTGGAGTCAACCGCAATGGGCGACACCGGGCACCGTTTCGTCGGCGGCCTCCAGAGCGTCGAGGTCACGCTGGAAATGTTCCTGTCCTACGGTGCAACCGAAGTGGAGGGCATCCTCGCGTCCTGCGTGGGCACCGGCACCACGGTGCTGACCATCAGCCCGTCCGGCACCACAGAGTCCGCCACCAACCCCGAATACATCATCACCAACGCCATGCTGGAAAACTTCACCCCGATTGCGTCTACCGTCGGGGAACTCGCCATGGTCACCGCCACGTTCACGGGCGGCACATGGGTCCGCGACGTCACCTGACCTACACACAACCTAGGGAGAACCAATGCAACTGAACCTGCACGTCACCACAAACGACGGCGACGACTACACCGTCACCACCAACCTGTTCGTTGTCGTTGCGTGGGAACGCAAATACAAGCGCAAAGCATCCGAACTGGCCGCCGGCATCGGCGTCGAGGATCTAGCGTTCATGGCGTTCGAGTCCTGCAAACAGGCTGGCATCACCGTCCCGGCAGTGTTTGACGACTACGTCAAGAAACTGGCTGCCATCGAGGTTGTCGGGCAGGAACCCGAAAACCCTTCCTGAAAGGCTCGTACCACTACTCGCTAGCGGTGGTGCTTGTCTCTACCGGGTACTGGCCACCGCAGATACCGTTTGAGGGGCGTGACCTAGCCACGGTTGTTACTATCTTGAACGAGCAAGCGAGGAAACAGCGATGACCCCACAAACGAGCATTGAGGTGGTCGGGCTGAAGGACGCGCTAAAAATCCTGAATGCAACTGACAAGAATTTGCGCCGCCAAATCACTAAAGATTTCAAGGAAATCATGGCGCCGGTAGTGACGGAAGCAAAACAGTTGGTGCCCGAAAAGCCGCCGTTGTCGGGCATGATTCGTGAGTGGGAGACCAGATCCGGGGCGACTATTTTGCCGTGGCGATACAACGTGGCGACAAGAACTATTGTGCCGTTTACGTCTGGCAAAAAGGTGCGCGACACAGGGCTGGGTTTTCGGCAGAACCTTGCTGTGTTCGGCATGAAGTGGACGGGGCCGGAGGCTGCCGTGTTTGACATGGCAGGCAAAGCCAAGTCAGGTTCACCGATGGCACAGGCATTGACTGAAAGGTATGGGTCGCCGTCCCGCGCAATGTGGAAAGCGTACGAACGCAAAGCAAACGATGTGCATGACAAAATCCGCGACCTTGTGGACCGCGTGATGCGCGAGGCAAACAGAATGGTGGGGAACATCTAATGGCTATTTCCATCCCTATCGTTTCTGAGTTTGACGGCAAGGGCGTCAGCAAAGCCATTGCCCAGTTCAAGCAGTTAGAGACCACGGGCGAGAAGGCTCAGTTTGCGTTGAAGAAGGCTGCATTGCCGGCGGCGGCTGCGGTGGCGGGTTTGGCTGCCGCAATGGGGGACGCGGTAAAGGCCGCCATGGACGACGAAAAGTCCCAGCAGATGCTTGCCCGCCAGTTGAAGGCAACTACTGGCGCAACCGATGACCAGATTAAGAGCGTCGAGAAGTACATAAGCGCTCAGGGCCGCAATCTTGGCATTACGGACGATCAGTTGCGTCCGGCGTTAGCGGGGCTGGTCCGTGTTACTAAGGATGTCAATGAGGCGCAGAACGCTGCCAGCCTTGCGATGGACATTGCCGCCGCCAAGGGTGTGAGCCTTGAAACGGTCAGCAAGGCGCTGGAACGCGCCTATGGGGGCAACACAGCGGCGCTAGCCAAATTGGACCCGTCAGTGCGCGACATGATTAAGGGCGGCGCAACCCTTGAAGAAGTGTTTGCCAAGATGACAGGCACGTTTGGGGGGGCCGCCAAGGAGGCCAGCAACACGGCTGCGGGCGGGTTTGCCAAACTGAAACTGTCCCTTGACGAGACAAAAGAATCCATTGGGGCGGCACTGTTGCCGGTGTTGCAGAAGGTGCTGCCGTATCTGCAGAAGGCCGCGGATTGGGCGCAAAACAACCCAGAAGCGTTTTTAGCCATTGCCGCGTCAATTGGTGCTGTTGCTGTGGCTATCACTGCAGTCAACATTGCAATGGCATTGAATCCTTTTACCGCAATTGCAGCAGCGTTGGCATTGATGGTGGTTGGCATCGTTGCTGCGTGGAACAAGTTTGAGGGTTTTCGCAACGGCGTTCGGTTTGCTGTCAACAGTTTGGTGGCCATGTTCGAGTTCATGGCTAATTCGTTTGTCAGGTCGGTAAACATCATGATTACCGGCATCAACAAATTGAACCCATTTGGCGACATCAAACCGCTTGGTGAAGTCAAACTGGGTCGATTTGCGTATGAAGGGGCAATGGGTGGCAGCCGCATGACTTCAGCCGCAGATTTGCGAATGGTTGAATCCGGAACAACGAA